CACATATTTTGGTCTGTTCCGGGCCAGTTGTTTTTGCAAAAATGGCATAGTTTCTGGCATTTCCAGTTACTTCTGTCACTAGATATTGGTATTGGAGCGTTATTTTGTTGTATTTCCTGAAACCTATCTTTTAGCATATTCAAGAACTTTTTTTGGTCTTCTTCGTCGAAGCACATAGAAAAAGGACCACCATCTTTTATGAAGAATATGGACATAATAGCTTGTTTATACTGTGGAAATAACTTAGAAATAGCATAATTATATAACAACAATTGAGGGTCAGAGCATAACTTTTCATATGTTTTCTCTTCTCCAGTTGCCCAATCTAATCTCCTTCCAGTTTTCCAATCAATCACTTCTATTGTATCTTCATCTGTCTGAGTTACAAGGTCTATTGTTCCTTTGATTGCTAACTGCCCCTCAATCTCTTTCCCATCTGGCATCTTGTATTTAAACTTAGCCCAATCCTCTTCAATCGGTATATCAAAATGAGGTTCAGGTGCTACAATGTTTCTTTTTCTAGGATCAAATTGACCATCATTAAAATCAAGTGTTTGCCACACTAGTTTTCTACAGGTATTCTTGTCACTATTAGTCCAATCGTGTACGGATTCTTTGGTGTAAGCTTCAAAACTTAGGTCTAATAGTTCTAGTACCAACGATTCGTCAGCTTCAGTAAGTTTAGTTCTTGGGCATTTAAATTTTCCTATCGCGTCATCATCCACTCTTAGTATTCTAGCCCTTGGGTTGTCTTGGTGATACTTTTTTAAGCCAGCTAATACTTCCATCACCTTGTGTACTATTGTTCCTAGCTCCGCTTTCTTTCCACTTACGGATTGATGGCCTAATACATATGTAATATAATACTGCATTTGACAATACGCATAATTATTATAGCTTGAAGATCTGATATATGTTATTATCATGGGATTCCTTTAAGTGATTGTAAAATTTCTTCACCTTCACCGTCAGGTCTTCTATGTTCGTATCGCTATTATCAATATAATTTGTGAAGGGGTAGTCATCCAGAGCTACTTCGCTTGAATGATCGTCATTGTAAATATTTCTAGTGAGTCTAACNNTGATCTTTTCTAGAGATTCACACAAATCACCAAGAGAAGAATTATTGTTTTCTATAACGTAATCAAATTGAGACCAATCAAAATTTTCAGGATCTAAAGCAGACTCACATTTATGCGAATCGTTGTAAACATTTCTGTCAAGCCTGATGACAATTCCTCCTGCGTTTTTGATAGCCAAAACCTCATTAGGAAATCTAACATCTGGTATGATTGCTACAGATGACTGTTCTTGTTTAATTTTTTTAATTGTATAGTCTACCCAGACGGTATCCTTGATTGATCTCATAACATCTGTTCCGAAGTATTGCAGGAACTCTCTAGCTGTCATATGTATGTTATCTAGAACGTCTTTGCCTTTTAACGCAGCGTCTTGAGCAAGGTACGGTGTCACAGTATTCTTATCCTCGTCAGTTCCGTACACTTGAGTAGGAGATAGATCAAATAAATCTATAGCCATAGCTTTAAGAGGATCTGCGAAATGATATATTTTTACGTATGGAAACAAACTGTTTTCAGCATATTCTAAGAATTGTTCGTCTTTTCTAGTAACATCAAACACTCCCCAACCCTGAGTACCTACACTGTCCACTGTTTTTATTTCAAGTTGACCAGTGTTGCTGATTTCAAAGTCGGATACCATGCCCAACTCTTTTAGGATAGACCCATTGATGTNNNCCTGTTTCCTGCCTGCTATGCCTATAATTGTCATTAGTATGTCCCCTTCAAGTTACTCAAAATATCTTTTTTAATTTTGTATACTGACATGTCTCCCACATCCTTATCGCTTAACTTGGGGAATGTCAACCTATACATTCTTCCAAATTGTCTTTTCATTTGCACTCTCGCTTCTCTTCCAGCCTGATCATTATCCATTAGTATTATTAGCCTTGTTATTGGGAGCTTTTTTATTTTTGATTCTTGATCTTTAGATATACTTTTTCCAAATATGCTGACTGCATTTCTTACACCCGCTTCGTGCAGTTTCCAAACATCTCCCTGTCCTTCGACTATGTATAAACAATTTGTTTCTTTTGCTTTCTCTATTGCTCTATGGTAATTGTAAAAATAGTAACGCTTATTAAATCCAGATGGGTATATTAAAAATTTAGGCATTCTGTATTCTTTTATAGTTCTGCCTATCATGCCTACAAGTTTATCTCCAGTGTCATTATGTATAGGTATAATAGACCTCTCCTTCATTATACCTGCATCGTAACAATCTCCCACGCCAAAATATTTTAATGTAGATTTTTTGAAGCCTCTAGATAAAAAATAATCAGAAGGCGTTTCGCATGTATATGGATTATCTATAATTTTATCAGTAAAGCTTTTAGTTGTTTTCTTAGATATAGACTTTATTAGATTAGAAAAGTCATCTTCTTTTTCTATAGGGTCTATAGATTGATTGTACTGCTTTTTGTCTATGTTAAACTCTTTACATATCCATTTTAGTACATCTGTAAACTCAAGATCAGTACCGGATTTTTGAGATAATGCTCCCTTTATTAATCCAAACACATCATTATTAAACTCGTTCTGACAATCCCGTGTCCAACACTTCCATATACCCTTCTCAATAGAGTATGAAAATGCTCTTGGGTTATCGCTGTTTTCATGGCATGGGCATACTGAATATATATTGTCACTAAATGACTCGTATTCTACACCTAACTTTTCAAGAACTGTTTCAATATTATTGTTGAGGTTCTTCTTCAGTTTCTTCAAGTTCATTTTTTATTTTATCCATGTCTGAAACTAATCCAGTGTCACCCACGGGAGCGTTCTTAAATTCGTTTCTAGTCCTAAGTTCTAGTAGCTTGGCGTGAGCGCCTTGCATTTGCATGTTAATATAATCTCCATCATCAAGACCAGCGCCGTGTCTTGAAACAATTGGTACTAGTTTTCTATTGCCAGCGTTTGGACCATCTTCTGCTATTTCCTCCGCTGATTTTGCTTTGAATATACTAAAAGATGTGCATAGCCACACAAGTCTATCAGATCCACTCACTGCATCAGTGCTTTCTTTTGTGATGCCATCACGATTTAATTGTACAAAAGATAAACACGGTATGTCTAACTTGACACATAGGTTGTGTAGAGATGTGATCTGGAATCCTAATGCTTGATATTCCTGTATATTATTTGTAATAGATGAAGAAGACATAAGCTTGAGATAATCATAGATTATTACACAGTCATTTGTTTTGCCAGACTCATCTGTTTTTACCTCTTGAACTATCCACCTACGTATAAGGTTCATTATATTTTCAAAGGGCTTACCAGCTACACTAATATAGCTATACGGTATAGATTCTATTTGACTAACTGCTTCTCTAACTTTTTCAGCTTTGTCTGGATCGTCCACAAACTGTCCTGTGGCAATCTCGTTAATAGGAATGCCACTAATATTTGCTATGATTCTGTTTAGGTGATCTTCCTTAGACATTTCAGTATCTAATACTAGGACGGGGACTCCGGTGGAAGATACGTTAAGGGCAACATTATCAGCGAATACTGATTTACCAACTTTGGGTCTTGCAGATACAAGGTCAACGCATTTTCTTCTAAGACCACCCCCAATGGCTTGGTCATATCTAGAGAATCCCGTGGGTATACCAATGATATCGCATTTATTTTCTTCGAGGAATGTGACATAATCTTCTATACCTTCTCCTATTTTTTCTGGATTCTCCCCTCCATCATCTTCTCTAAGGAAGTCTGTTACTGGGTCTTCTAACTTTTGTATAATCTGGTTGATACTTTCAGAGCCATCTACGCCATCCATGTCCTTGTGGACTTTTAATGTTAATTTCTTTATCTTACGTGCAAATTCAAACTTCTTCATCTGTACCGCAAAACTGAACACGTTGTCTTGAGATACTGGAAATTCGTACAAAGAATTTATATAAGAAAGTTCTTGCTTTGTACTAATTTGTTCTATAAAATTAAGCTGTTCAGCAGCTGCTAACAGGGTTGCAACGTCTGGTTTTTGGTCGTTACTTATTATATGTTCTATGCACTTATAAATAATTTTATTGTTAGGATTGACAAAGCTTTCATCGCATAACAAGTCTGATATATTTACATGAGCATCAATACCATATTGCAACAAGCCAGCTAGAACAGCTCGCTCTGCTCCTATATCTAAAAGTTTTTCTTCCATTTATTAACCGCCAATACATCTATCGCAACGATAATACTCGCCAAACACCAATCCTGCATTGATCTTGCTTACTTTTCCGCAAGCAGAACATTTTACTTCTCTCATTTTTGGAGCTGATCTATTCCTTGGAGTTCTCTTAATCTCTGGCGTTTTAATATGCCTGTCTTCGCCTTCGTCTACCCAAGTGTTTTCTCCTGCCTGCACAATGCTCCTTCTTGGTTTTATGTTTTTCTTCATAGAAAAATCGCCGTCAACAGCCTTTGAAACAGGTTCTTCATGCAACCATCTGGCACTATCTTCTGTATCTTCTGAAACTTCTGGCTTAAAATCACCACCAGACAATGCTCTTAATAGAGCTTGCTTTTGCTCCTCTGATAACGTTCTTATAAAATCATCCATACTCATGATCGTTTACCTTTCTCCATAAGAATATCTGCTTTACGTTTTAGTTCATATATTTTACCATCTAACGCTTGTATTCTTGACTCAGCAATCTCACGGTAATGATCTACTGCTGCTGCGTACTCATCGTTTACAATAATCAATGGCCTACGTTGTTCAAACTTAGTGTATGTACTAAATTGATCATGGTTTTTGGCTACCATTTTATCTAGCTTATCGTTACACCAGTTGAGTGCAATCTTCTGCATGTTTAACTCATCTTGTAAGAATGTAGAATAGCTATATAGTGAATACGACCAAGTAAAACATTCTTCCTGAGTAAGCGACTTAATGGTTTGCATATCAGCGTCAGCAGCCGCTTGCCATTCTTCACTAAACTTTTTATTAAATCTAGCGTTGCTAGCATTCAAGAAGTCGTCAACCATAGCTTTCAAGTCAGCCAACTGCTCACTAGCCGTTTTCAATTTGTTCTCTCCATTGCTCGTCTGTATCAGAGTACTTCAATACTATTATATCAATTTTGTTCAATTCGCACCACGCTATTTTATCTTCATCTTTAGCTTTAGCAATAGCAAAGTCTGCTTTATTTTTGTGAAAGAATGGGGTGTATTGATAATGTTGCTGACCGTGAACCTCTATAGCCAGCATAATCTGCGGCAAATAGAAATCTAAATACAACACGCCTTTTCTGTGGCTAGCTGTACTTCCCGGCAATTTAACTTCTTCAAGTATTCTATAGCTATGGAAGATAGTCTTCAAGAGTTTTCTTGCGCGAACGTGGAACTTTGATCTCTTCCGTTTGTCGTTTGCGTCTACAGAATAACTTGTTAAATTCCAAGCGTACTCT